GGCTTAATCAATTTATCCACATTAACAAACTCACTATATAAACTGTTATTATTATTTATTAATTTATCTAATTCATTTATATTTGCTAATTCTACTTCGTGTTTAGCTAAGTTCGTTTGTTCGATTTCTTCGATTTTTCCTAACTTGTTTAGGATTGTGTTTAAGTTACTCATTTTATTTATTTTTAATTTGTTCTAATTTTCTTTGCGCCCATTCGATACCTTCGTCTCCACCCCAAGCTAACCAAGCTAATCTTCCACAACCGTCCCCAAGTTCTTTTTTAGAATTTTGTCGGTGGCGTTCAAAACTTGCCATTCGTGAAATCGTTTCTTCGGAAATCGGTTCGTTATTTGCTAACTGATTAGCGCGTTGTTTTCCTGTTGCTTCTAGGCAATCCCCCCACCCGTTTTCTTCGGCGTATCTAATTGCTATCTTTGCGTTTTCAATGGCTTGTTTAGGGTAGTCCGTGTAAGATTCTAATTCGATTCCAAGAAGTTTTTTAAGTTCCATTATTACTTCCGTGGCTTCGTCTTCTTCGCTACTCATTTCGAATTTATCCGCGAAGTAACCTTCTATCGAAAAGCCTTTTACTTTGCCTTCCTTAACATCGTTCCACACTTCTTCGTTGTTTACTTTCATCGAAATCATCCACGTACCTTTAGGTAGGCTGAATCCGTATAGGTTCGACTTGTCCTTTTTTTCGTCTTCAATTATCCAAGATTCAACTACGCTTAAACCTTTTAACTTTTTTTCGTGTTCGTATGTTGCGTTGTTTTGGTTGGATCGCATTAAAAATAATTCACTTGCTTTTCGAATAGTGTCCGCTGAAAAATAAATATAGTATTCTTCGTTCTTTGCGTTTCTTCGGTAGATTTGTTTGTTAGGAACTAAAGCCGCACCCATTAAAATACGTTTCTCCGTGTCGATTTCTTTTAGTTCGATTTCGTGTTTATTCAAGGCTACAAAGTTTTCTTCGATTGCAGGGGAATGCACAACGCTTACTGCGTCTATTCCGCTTTGCTCATCGTTTTCGTCTATGATTAATTCAATAATTCTCATATCTAAATAATTTGATTTGTTTTAAAGTGTTGCGTTTTGTATTCGGTTACGGTCTAAACTTTGAGCCGTTGTTACTTGTCCACTAACTACGTATGCTTGGGTAGGTTGTTGTTGAAGTTGTGCAAGTTGGTTTAGTCCGTTATTACCTACAACATTAAACTCAGGTGCTTGACTACCTCCCGACATTCCACCGCTTAATGCACCTTCGCCACCACCGCCACCACCGCCACTTGGAACGCCACCGCCTTCAAACTTTTGTGAAGCAATTTTTTTAACGTTTAATAAACCTGCCGTTACCGCCATAGCTGCCGCGACCGCACCCAATGCAGGGCCAACAACAGGAATCGAACTCATCGAAGAATAAGCACCCGTTGCCGCTTTGTAAGTGTCTATTGTAGCCGCTGCTATATCTGCGCCTTTTTTAACGTTAAACGCTGCCTTTGCCGCTGCCTTGCTCTTAAAGTTAAACGAAGCCGCTAAATCTCCTAACGCCGCAAATTGTCCACGTGCTAAGTCTAACCCTTTATCTATGTTTTCCTTCCGTCTTTTCGCTTCTTCATCTGCGTATTTCTTATTTATTTCGTCAAGTTCACGCCCTTTGGCTTCGGCTATTGTTTTTTCCGCATCTGCATTACCCTTCGCCATTCGTTCCATTTCCGCGTACTTTTCATTTATCAAATAAATATCGCGCTGTTGGTCGGTTAAACTCGCTTGGTAGTTTTGTTCTTGTAATGCTTCGACTTGCATATCAAAATCTAATTGACGCTTTTTTTCTTCGTCTTGAATTTTCTTTTGGAAGTCTTGAGTTCGCTTAAGAACTTCGGCTTGGTATTTTTCGTCTATTGCTAACAAGTCTTTGTTCAAAAGGTCTTTAGCGTTAATTAAAATTTGCCGTTCTTGTTCGGTTAGTTTAGATTCCGCGTTTACCCTTAGCGCTTCGAGTTGCTTGTTATATTCCTCTCGACTTATTTTGCCTGATTCGTATTGTTTGTCTAAAGCCGCTTGTTCATCTGCTATTCGTTCTTTTAAGAAATTATCGCGGTAATCGTTATAAGCGTCTTGACGTACCGCCTTTTCTTTTTCTATTCCGTCCGCCATTAAGGCTAACTTTTGGTTTTCGGCTTCTTCTTCTAACTTCGCTTGGTCTTCGTATTGTTTTTTAAGGTTGTCTATGTAAGCCTTTCGAGTTTGTTCCGCATTTTGTTTTCCTTTGCTTGCCGCTGCGCTTGCTTGGTCTGCTATTTCTTTGTTATGCTCGGCTTCCATTACTGCGATAGCGTGTTTAGTGTCTACGTTATCTTTGTAGGTTTCGTCCATTATTTTTCTAACTGCGTCCGCTCGTTTCTTTAATTCTTTGTATCGGTCGGAATCTTGGTCTTCGGTTGCTAACAATAAATCCATTTCCGCCTTAATAGCCTTCATTTTGGACTTTTGAACTTCTAAATAAACACGTCCACTTGCTAAATGCGCTTTAGCCTTAGCTAATTCCATTTCGTAGGTGGCTTTTCCTGAAGCCTTTGCTAATTCAATTTCGCGTTGTGCCTTAGCGTCGTTTTGGCTTTGTTCTTTTTTAATTGCCTTTGCTCGTTTGTCTGCGCCTTTTATTACCGCTTCCGTATGGTCTTGAGCGTTCTTTTTCATTTTGGCCGTTTTGACATCGTCAACCAACCCCATAGCTTCGAGCGCCTTAATAGTTCCGTAAATCAAACCAATAAACGGAAACATTACGGATATTAAAATTTTAACCCCCGTGCCTAATTTCTCAAACTTTTCTCGCGCCCACATTACCCCCTCAACTAATTTATCAAAGTTCGCAATTAATAAACCAACCGCCACAACGATCGCACCAATACCCGTAGAAATCAAAGCAATCCTAAATAACTTCATCGCGTTGCTCGCTACTCCCGTGGAAACTGCTACACCCGTTTGAGCCGTAGCTAAACCACTTGAAGCAATCGCTTGAGCGCCCGTTGTAATTACATTTGTTTTGTCTACCGCTGCGCCTGCTGCCGTTACGGCATTCTTTTTGAATAATCCTAAAACAACGTCTTTAACTACGCTTCCAAGTTGCTTAAATGAATCCTTTGCTTCGAGTACACCTTGAATACCTTGAGAAAAGGCCATAGCGCTTTGAACGCGTAACATAGCTTCTTGTACCGCTTCACCTTCAACTCCGATTAAACCTAAGCCACCCTCAACCGCTTGGAATCCGTCAAGAACTCCACCGAACGACTTACTTAACGCGTTAAATTTTCCATCGGGGTTAAATGAGTTTACCATATCGTTGGTAAATCCGATTTGGTCTTTTAGTTGTGCGGCTGCCTTTGCTGCTCGTATTGCTTCGTCCGAAGTTTCTCCATACGCTGCGGAAACTCTTTGAAGTTCTACTACCGCTTCTTTATATTGCGCCTTTAATGATTTTACGTTGTCTTTTACTTCAAGTTCTATCGTTCGTTTTTCCGCCATTTTTTTCTAGTTTCTTTATTAATAACTCCCGAAGCATTTGTTTGTACGCGGGTTTAATTTTGTCGTGTAGTTTGTACTTACCTTTTGCGATTTCAATATATTCGTGTTCGCCTACGAAATCCGATACTTGTAATAGTTGAACTATTTGGTTTATGTAACTCATATTCTTAAAATTACTATTTGGCTTGTTTGTGTACTTCCGTCTTGGTAAATATATTCGCAGTCAACCGTTATAACATCGTTTTTACCTTCGGTTTCTAATTGTATTCCGTCTTCCGTTATCCTTAGTTGTCCGTCTTGCGTTGCTCGGTCTATATCCCCAATTACAGGCGGCAATCCTATTCTTAAAGTTTGTGAATACGTTATCGAACTTGGTGTAAAAATTACACCCGTAGTAGAAGAACTAAAATTAACTAAGGTTGCGAAATTAGGTAGCGTAATTGGAACGGTTACTTCGTCTTGTGCTTCGCCTGTTTGAATTACCCTAACAGGAAACAACGGCATAAAGTCGTTCAATAGTTGGAACGTAGTTTCTCCTGTTACTAAATTCGTTTTCATTTCGTTAATTAGGTAACGCTTATCTCGAATTATTAACCTATCATTAAGTTGAAGGCTCGTAAGAATCGAAACGGGTAAATTGGTTTTAACCGTTGTTAGTCGGTTCTTAGGGTTGAATAAGTTAGTTAAATACGGAAAGTAATACGTTGCGAAAATTGATTGTTGAATCGGAGTTAACCAATAAGAAGAAGTTTCGGGCGCGAAGTTTGTTGAGTACTTTATTCCGTTGTCCGTTAAATCCTGTCCGAACATCGTATAGTCGTTTGTTTGAAATAAACTAATTCCGTCCGTGAAGTGTATATGGTCAACTAAATTAACACCGCCATACTTGTAAAGTAAACACGGCTTAGGTATGTAAGGCGCGTAGGCTTGGTCTAACGAATATCCGACTTGTAAACCCGTTGGGTTTCCTGAATCAAAGAATTGGTTAAATAGTAAGTTTTCAAAAGGTACTTTTATTGTGAATTCTCCGCCGTCATAAGGGTATTGGTATTCCGTGTTTCCGTATTCTTTTAAGCCTTGCTCGAAGTAGGCTTTATTCATTAATGAGTTCGATTGCTCAAACGCGAAACCTATTTTTTTGTAAAGTTTTACGCGGTCTATTCCGATTTCGGTTTTGTCCGTAAATTCGGTTATGTCAATTATTGCGCCTGAAGAATACCAATCGTCTAAAGGGATAATCGTGTACGCATTTACACCGCTACCAAAACACGTTAGGTTAAATTGTTTTAATATCCCTGCGATAAAATCTTGAACCTTCATTTGTGGCGCGAGTTGCGCTAAGTCGGTAAACGCTGTAAGGTTTAATGTTATGTTTGAATAACGAATGTACTCCGTTGTCGGAATTGGATTCACTGAAGTTATGTAAGTAACTTCGTATTGAATTTCGGAATCAAACGTTAACGGGAAATTAGAACGAATATAAAACTCCCAAACATCATTTAAGCCTTGAACATTTGTAACGTTAGCTAATCCGTAAATAGCCGTTCCTATTCCTTGAGTTGTAGAAAACAAAGCGCCATTTCTATACGTATCTATCCAATAAGTTGTAGTAGGCGAACTTACCGAAGTAACGTCTAACGTAATTACGTGATTCATCCACGTAGCGCCATTAAAAAACGGGGTTGTAATTTGGTTTAATGAAGCGTCAACATAAAGGTTAAGTGGGTACGTAGGAATATAAGAACTTATAATAGTGTCTAAGTCAAGTTGTTGCGGTTGTCCACTAAATTCAAAGTCGTTTTTATTCTTATACCAAATATAAGCCTGCGTAAATTTCGGGTCGGTCAAGAATGCGCCGTTAAAAGTTACCCCGTATTGAAGTCCGATAATATCAAAAATTGTTTTTACCCGTAATGCGGGAAATAACTCCGTGTAATCTATCGCGCCTGAATTCGTATGTATATCGTTTGAAGTTGAGCCTAAAAACGGAATAAGCCAATTAGGCACGTTCGCAACGGGTGCGGTTGATAAATACTCCCATATTCGATTAGAAGTAATTAAAGGGTAACATACGTCATAATCGGTTACAATATCCCTAACTCTATCAAACACCTCGTTAAATGTGTAGTTGTGGTTTACGGTTGAATAGTCAAGGTCGCTTAATAAGTCTTCGCCTATAATATCTTTAAGCGTGGTTACATCTCCGTAAAAAGTAATCGTGTACGAATTAGGTTGTCCGTTTTTTAGTTGCGACTTTTCCATTTGGATTTTACCCCTACGAAAAAACGTCATATCTATCTCAATATAGCCGTCTAAGCGTTCTTGGTAGTTGATCGAACTATTAACCGCGTTTTCGTAGAAGTATTCCCAAATCGCGTTATTTCGTGCGCTCGTTGGTATTGTAAACGACTGCGAAAAGTCCGTATAGGTTTTACTAATATCTTGAATGTTTTGGATAGTCGAATTTACTTCGATTGTTTCATCGTTGAATAAATCTAACTCCCTGCCCTCAACAAAAATGCGAACTTGTCTTTTCATTAGATAACGTTATTTATAAGGTCGGTTGAACTTTCGAACTCAAGAACGTAATTTATTTTCTTGTTGTTTATGTTCTTTTGTTTTTCGAATTCCTTTGTTTTCATTTTAACAGGAACTCCGTCTAATAAAATTCGTTCGCTTAAAAGTAATTGCTGAATGTTTGAGTTAAAAGATTCGTCAACCCAACCCGTGTTAGTACGGTAAGATATTAACCCGTTTGTGTTAAACGTTTGTCGTTGGTTTAGGTTCGTGTTGTAACTTGCAAACGGACTTGAGAATTCTTGCATTAAGTTAAACTCGGTTGCCGAAGTAGTTAAACTTTCAAACGAAGCCTTAAACATAAATTCACGCTGCCAAGCGCCATACTTGTTTATGAAGTCAATCACTACGGGAGTGTACAAACATTCTTCCATTGGGTAAAAAGTAGATTCCCAAACAATCGCAGCGCCTAATTTAATTCGTAAGATATTACCCGTCAAATAATACGCGGGTCTTACTCGGTAAAGATTATAAACGTTATCCGAAGTAATTGTATACGAATGCGTTAAACCCGTTTGAAGTTGCTCGTATTCTACGGTGTAACCCGTTGGTAAATAAGCCGTAAACGTTCCTGCGCGTTCAAGTGGATTAACCAAAGGGTTGTTATTTGTGTCTGCCCAATAGTAATAATTCTTTTCTTCTAGGTGGTAATTTTCCAACTGCATTGGGTTCATACCTTCCGAATAATATCCGTAGCCGTCAAATGCTCGGTACGTAAACGTATCCAACAAAACGTAAGTACTTAAAACTAACTTATATCGTTTTACGTCAACCATTACGTATTGATTAACATTCAGTAAAGCCGAATCAGTTGCGTAATTGTTTATAAAAGCATCGTGGGTTATGTTCTCAAGTAAATACGGAGAAATGTTATAAAGTGTTTGTGTATTGTTACTCGCAGGAATCAACTTTTCAAGTGTGTAGCTTGGCGAAGTCGGTGGGGTTGTTCCGTTCGGATAAATGTAAAGTTCGACTTTACTTCCGCTTTGTCCTACTTCGTTAACCTCAATTATAAATGGGGAACGTGCGTAAATATTAGTAGCCATAATTTTTAAAATTTTCTTTCATTATCGTATCAAAAGTTTCTTGTGCCTCAAGTCCGTAAGCGTCTATTAATTCGTTAGGCAAGTTCTTAAATGCGTACTTAAACGGCTTGGTAAAAAACATCGAAGGCTTAATACCTTTTTGCCATATTGATCGCGTTATAATCATTGCCGTAGCGTTAGAACTTAAGAACCTTCCTTTGTCGTCTCGGAATTGGATTCGTCTTTGCTTAACCCATTTTTTAATACCTTCCGTTAACCCGCCTTTTTTACCCGTTCCCGAACCGAACTTAAATCCGCTTAAACTTCGTCCGCTTTTTACACCGCGAACTCCTTGGTCTTGATAAAATCCGTATTCTTCCATTTCAAAAAAGAAACGAATTGAATTCGGCATTACCTTAATTTCTGCGCCTAACGATTGTTTAAGTTTACCCGAAGCGTTTTTACTGCGTAGGTTGCTTTTCGCCTTGGCTATTACATAGTCGCGAAATTCCTCGAGTGCTTTAAGTTGTAACTCCTTTTCCATTAGCAGCGTGTCATATCATTAGGGAAGTCAACGTCGAAAGTCATTGCCCAACCTGCTAAGTAATTCTCAAAGCGTTCTATAAAAGGTTCGCATACAGGAGAACCATTTAAGTGGTAAAGGTTGTCCCATATATTCCCGTGTTTAAGCATTTCAAACGCTCGGTTTAAGATTGCTAACTGCGTATTTAGAACATCTATTTCGTTGTCCGCAGTTTCGAACTTTGTGGTAGGTTCTTCTTTTCGTTGGCTTACGTTATCCATAGCCATTAACGTTACGTTCGCAGTTATTACGTTGTCATTAAACGTAACTTGGTTAACCATTATATGCACCAACGGGAATAAGTTTTGTTTGCCTAAGTCCACGTTAAATATCGAACCCTGCGTTATCGTGTTCACTAACGGGTCGGAAGTAAAGTGGGTATTAAGTTCGTTTAATAGTGAGTAGTATCCGTTCATTTGTTATTCTTTTTAATTTCCATTAATTCGATTTCGTTTTTTTCTGCTTCGAACGTGAGATAGGTAAGACATTTATATAATCCGTATTTAGTAACTTCGTCATATCGTGTAAGGTCGCCTTTAGCAAGTCCGTAGATTGAACTATACCAACCCCATTTTTTACCGAATTGAGTTCGTGCGCTAAAGTCGCTTGTTCGGTCTCGCTCATCTTCTTCAACTCCATCTCTAAATAATTTAGGGTAGCGCTTAATAACTCGCTTCCTAAAGTCCAAAAAAAAACCGAAGCCGAAATTGCTACGTCCATTGGCGCGAACTTCATTAACTCGCCGTATTCTCCTGCGCCATTGTACTCTATTATTTCGTATTTTTCTCCGTCTTTAATTTTAATAGGTCTATACATTACTGCCATAGCTTTGTGGAAATCGTCCCATTTCGCTAAGTAGTTGTCTAAGTCGACGTATTCCCCGAAACTTATATTTTCAAGATCGGTAATAAACCCAAATTCAATATCTTTAATTTTGAACGTAGGCTTAAACTTTGGTTTTTCCGCGAATATATTTTTAAAGTGAATTATTAAGTCGTTAACGCTTGTTAGTTTCATTTTAACAACATCCTTTAGTTCTATACCGCAAAATATCTCAATCATTTTTTGAGCGATAAATTCCTCATCGTTTGACGATTGCTGCAACTTCAGGAACTTTTGATAGTTCACTAAAGGGATTTCGCTAATTGAACTCGGTACGGTTATTTCTAACTTCATATAGTTATAATTATTTATTCGTGTTTTTGTAATTCATAACGTGTTCGTGTGCCTTAATAAGCATATCAAAGTGAGCGGTAAATCGTGCCATATTGTTAAACACTATTCGAACTCGTTTGCCCGTTCGTTCGTATATGTAAGATTCTACTCGAGAAATCATTACTTGCATATCGTTGGTTTTATCGTATTGCATAGCTTCCGTATGTTGCGCCTATTCCTAAAGTTTCCATTTCGTGATAACGTAGTGCATCTATTGCGTGGTTATTAAAGTCGATTGGCTTGTTTAACCTTCTTCCTGTCTTATCCGTATCCCAAATATACGAACGAAGTTCTTTGATTAAATCCACGCTTTGACTTGTTACTAAATAGTTTTGTCGTTGCATTACATCGATTCCGTAGTTAATCGAATCCTTACCCTTTGTTACTCCTTTAATCGTTATTCCTAAACGTCTTATTTCTTCGATTGATTTCGGTTCGGAACTATCAGCATATACTATTACGTTTTTCGGTAGACGCTTCGCTATCTCGCTATTTACTAAGCCGTTTTGGTAAACAATTTGGTTTACTATTCTTTGATTATTGTATGCGTAAACTTCTATAACTGCGGTAGGGTCGTTTGTATAACCGAAGTCAAGTCCGATTCCCAATAACCGCGCTTCTTTTGGTATAGTGTCGATAGTTTTCCAATTACTGAAAACAACACCTTCTAGCATTCCAAGTTGACCTTCGCCGTAAACCTTCCACCAATTCGCCCAATAACTTGAGGTCTTTGCTTTGTCGCGGTTCTTTTCGATTTGTTCTACTATGCTTTGGTCTAAGGCTTCGTTATCTTTGTAAGTAAGAATTAAAAAGTCCGAATCGGGTTCGTCTTTTAGTTCGGTGTGTACCCAAAATTCGTTAGCAGGGTTGAAATCTAAATAAACTTCCTTTCGTGTTCTTATAGCAAGTTCGTTGTAAGCGTCAAACGTTACGTTATTACATTCGTTAATATAGAGAATGTCGCGACGCGCTCCACGGAGTTTACTTGAGTCATCCGCTGAAAAGAATTCAATTACCGAACCATTTGCGAACTCATAACGCAGTAAAGATTTGTTAAACCTATCCTCGAAGAATCTGCCCGTCCACTTCATTATCTTTAAGAAGTCCTTTAACGCACCCCGTCTTAAATGGGGGATTGTTTCTGCAACTACGCTTATTTCTATTCCTTCGGTTCGTGCGGCTCGGTCAATTAATACGGGTAGAATTCCAAACGTCTTACCTGCCGAAGTTCCACCTTGAATAATCTTAATTCGTTTTTTAAGATTCAGTATCTTCTTGATTGCCGTTGTCTTCCTGAACATCGGGGAATAATGGTTGTTCTACGTTTGTAATTTCTTTTTTCTCTACCAAGTTGTTTAGACGCGCCGTAATGCTTGAGTTATATATTCCTGCCATACCGCCACCGATTTGGTCGTTACGAACTTCCTTGCGTATGCGTGTAGCGATAGTTAAAAATCTTTTATACCTTCCGTTCGTGTTTGCGAAATAGTGGCTTAAATCGCCTATAACGCCCAAGTCCGCGCAGTAACATTCAAAGCCTTCTATTGTTAACGGACGTTCTAATTCGCTATATTCGCTTCTTCCTTCCTTACCGACAAAAGTATGTTTAAGGATTGGGTTTTGCTTTACTTGTCTTTTGTACTCAGTGAATAAATCCCATAGGTGTTCGGGGGATTGTATCTTAGTGCTTCCTAACGGTCTTCCCATTGTTTTCGTGTTTTGATAAGTTTTCTTCATAAGTAGACGAACAAATAGCCAAACGTTGGTCGGTGTTATCGTATTCTTTTACCATTACATCGTCTACCATACAACGTTGTACGAATTCTTTTTTAGATTCGTCTTTATTCGGCTTCGGTATTGGCATCTTGTTCGGCTTTATAAACGGCGTAAAGTTGATTAAGTTTGTTTACTATTTCACGTAGACACGAACCGCACGAAGTAGGTTGTTGTTTTTCGTGTAAAACTCGATTGTAAATCTTTAAGATTTCGCGTTGTTCGCTTGGACTTACACTACTTCTACCGCGATTGTAAAAAGTATCTAAGTATGCGTATTCGTCTTCCGTTAGGCATTCAGGTTTCTTGTATCTCCAAAGTTCGTTTAGTTTTGCTTTACGTTCTTCGCATCCGCAATCTTCGCCCATTACCCATTTAGCTACCTTTGCGATTCCCGTTGCTTCTAAAATGTTTTCAACGGTATCTCCTAATCCTTCCGCTTGTTTTTTTCTTGGTCTTCCCATAACTATTTATTTTTATTGTTAAAGTATTCTTGACTTAATTCGAATAAATCTTTTCTTAAAATTTCGTTTTCTTTTTTTAAATCGTGGTAATCTTCGTAAAGTTTATTATATCTATCATACCATTCAGCCGCTCTTATTTTGCGCTGTTTTAATTCTTCGTTTAATACTTTTAATACGTGTTTCATAAAGTTATTTAATTAATTCAAAATCTTCATTTTTGTAGTCCGTGTAATCTTCCCCAACGGCTATCCTTATTTTTTGTTTGCAGTTCTTGAGCGTGTTAAAAATACTACTTGAACTTATTTTAGTTTCGGCTGCAATATCCCTTATACTTAAATCCGTGTCGCGGTAGAGTTCAAATAATTTTTGATCGTACCAATGCCACGAGTCCACTTCGTTTTCTATCTTACCCAATATCTTTAGATAGGCTTCGTGTTTATCTAATTGGCTTGGTTCATCTTTTATTTGTATCGCCTCAATATCAAAGCCTTCAAATTTTCCTTTGTTACGAATAGCATAAAGGTACATATTACGAAGAGTGAAGTACATAAATCCTTTGTTGATTTGCCCATTTGTTATTACGTTTTCAGGTTTCGTGTATTTGTATAATCTTAGATAACATTCTTGCACCAAGTCCTCAGCGTATAAATCTTCGCCGAAACTCTTTACTAATTTTACCCATTCTTTGTGGTCTTTTGCCACGTCTTTAAGCCATTCCATACGCTTAGTTTGTTGTCAAATATAATGATTAATTTTTAATCACAACAAAACATAAAAAAAAGCCACCTTATTCGGGTGGCAATCCATTGTAAAAACGATAAACAAACGCGTCTAACTTCTTTGCAGTTTCAAGGCTTACAGGTTTACCAAGTAAAAACCTATCTAAGTTGTATTGGTGCATTTTGTGTCCTCGTTCTTTTATTTCGGTTACTATTTGATTCCGTGTTTTTGTTTCGAGAATCTTGCGCAAGTAACCTCGTAAGGAGTAATCGTCTATAAACATATTAAAAAGGTAAATCGTCTTTTTCAATTATTTGCGTGTGGACTTGTTTCGGGGATTCGTTCACGTATGGTTCGGAAAATGAACACGAAAAGTATTTAGTTCCTTTCGAAGATTCTTTAAGCCATAAGGCTATTTCCATTTCTTTTCCGTTTACGTTTACTTTTCCTCGGTAGTCGGGTTGTTTTTCGTTCGTCTTTTTGTCGTTTTTAAAAATCGCTCCCGTGTTGTTTTTTGTTTCCATTTGTTATTTATTTAAATTTATTTCGTGTTCTTGTAGGCTATTAAAAAACGTTTCTTGTATGCGTTCAACCATTTGGTATTCGTCTGCATTTAGTTCTTCGTATTTCCATAGCTTACGTAGTTCCGTTTGCATTTCCCAAAGAACGTTTAACATAGCTTGTCCTTTAGTTGCGCAATAGTATTCCGCGTCTTCTTCAGGTAAGTTAAATTCAAGTGTTGCTTTCATATTTCTTTTTTAAGTTTTTCTATGTAAAGAGTAGCGTCCATAAGTTCTTCCTGCAGGTGGTTAAGCCACCCAATTAAATCCACGTCTTTTCGGTCTAGGTTAGTTCCGTATTTTCGTATCCCTCGTTTACTTCGTTCGTGGTATTTGGTCATTACGGAAATTAAAATAGTGTCTTCGTGTTTAATTGGTTCTTGATCGTGTGTTATGTTCATAACGTTTGCATTAATAAGTTATAGTATTCTCTGCATAGTTCGACACGTTCTTTAATTTGCTCAATTACGGATTCGTCTTTTTGTACAAACCAATACTTTACACGGCGGTTTTTCGGAATATGGCTAAACTTGTGCTTAGCTTCGATTTCTTCGCGTAGTTCCTGCGATTCGTCTATTAAATGAAACTTCCAATGCGCTCTACGAATTTCGTCTTCAACCATTTCGCTTGGAGTGTCTATAAGGCAATAAGCTAAGATTGATTCGTTTTTACCCGTTAACCACATATAACCTTGAAGTTGGTAATAGTAATCTTTGTTAGGTAATTCAGTTTCGAACCAAGGAAACGTTGAAGCGTCCCAAGAACTTTTAACGTCTATTAATACCTCGTCCGTGTTTACGTCGGGAGTTCCTGTTACCCAATCGTTTGTAAAATGTTCGTCGTTCTTGTAAATAAACTTAAAATTCAAAACATCGTTAACAAGCGCGATCGATTCTTCTTCGACTTCGTTTCCTTTATCCGTGTAACGCGAACTAAATTCTTTTCGAATTCCGTACTTTTCTTTCAATACGATTTCTTCCACGTAAGACTTAGCCGTTTGCGATAAGACTTCCCCCGACTTACGGGGGTTAGTCATTATCTTACCAATTTGAGAACATCGGACTTTCATACGTTTTCTAGTAATTTAGTTTGACCTTCGGTTAACTCAAACTTTTCGATTAGTTCTTCCTTGGTGTATTTACCTTCGGCGATCATTTCTAAGGCCTTACCAAGTCGTTTGTTATCGATCGTAGGTTTTTTCTTTACTTGTTCGCCTGAAGCGTCCGTGTCTTTGTCAGTAACTAATCCAAGCGCGGAACTTAAAGCGTATCTTCTAAAGTAAGTAACACCACTACCAAAACTTTGGTAATCGTTCATTCCCTTTAATTCTACTTGCGGAATAGCTACCTTTGATTCTAACGTTTCGCCACTTTCAACGTGAAAAATAACCGTACAAATGTAGTCGATCCCTTCTTTAGTATCGAGTAATTGCGTAAAGCCTAATCCGTGTTTCTTTAGAAGCGGGTTAACCACCTCAAAAATCTTCGGTAAATCTGCGTAAGAATAACCGTAGCCTTGTGTCCCTTTGTGAATTACGGGTACTTCTTGTTGGAAGGCTGCCAACGACTTAAATAAATGTTTCATAGCGTATAAATCAAAACGTGCGTTAACCGAGTCGCACCCCTCGTTTTTTTTATTAAAATTCGTCTGTTCTTTTGCTTATTGTCATTGAATTAAACCTATCACATAAAGCTTTAATCGTTGGTTCGTGTAAACAACCAACTTGTTCTTCCTTAAACCAATAACCTCCTTTTAACGATAATATAAATATATCGTCGTAATTATCAAATACTCCATATTGATATTCGGTATGTATACTCGATACATAAGGATTATTCATTAAATCTTTTTTGGTTCTGCATTTTTTCATAGCGTTTTCGTTTTTAATTATATACAAATATAAACATTATATTTCAATTAACAATACTTCGATATAATTTATTTGTTAAAAAATGTTAAAATTTCTTTTCGATTAATTCCTTTGACCTATCAAAATAGGCCATTAACTCAATATCGTTAACGGAATGTTCACGCGGTTTTCTACCTCCTATTCTTATTTCTCCTTTAAGTTTTTCTAGTTTTCCGTAAATAATGCCGTCATAACACTTCCAAATAATTACGGGGTTTATCTTTTTATCCATTAGCTTAACTAATTTTCTTACGGCTATTGGTAAAGGGTATGCTTCCTGTATTGTTTTATTTCTTCCTTTTACTTCTGCGTAACCTATTATTCGTTCGTCTTTAATTAGTTCAAAATCTATATCGTTTTCATCTAGTTTTCTGCAACTTAATTCGTATTGATCGCAAAAAATTGCTATTGCTTCGGATTCGTTTTGTAGGTCTTTAAGCGTTTCAAATCTCATTTATTTTTTGTTTGTATGTTTTTATTATTTCTTTAAGTTCTTCCCGTGTGTACTTTCGTGTTTCGTGTGCTTTTGCGTGGAGTTCTATTAATTTATCCGCGCCTATTCTTTGTTGTATTCCTATTTGGTAGTTTAATAAGTTTCCGTGTTTATGTTGGTTGCACGTTACGCATTGCCCGTGGACGTTGTTTTCATCGAATGTAACGGCTTTGTGTCCACCACTACTAAAATAATGCCCTGCGTCAAACTTTGAACCGAGTTTAGAACCGCAACTTACGCAAGGTTTATCCTTGTCTCGTAGCCTTATGTACTTGTTAAACACTACTTGGGCAAGTTTAGTTAGTTCCTGAACCGTTTGGAGTTCGTCTTTTAGTACCTTTTTTTTCTTCTTCCATTGTTTTTCCTTTTCAAGTTCTACCCAAACACGGACGCAATCAGTATTAAAGCAATACTTTTGATTAAATCGAACGGGAGTGAATTCGGCTTTGCAGTTCTTACACTTCATTAAAATAATTTTTGTTGCGAAATGTGGTTATTTATTCTTTTCATCGCTTTTTCGTAGTATTCCGAATCTAATTCACAAGCGGTTAAATCAAATCCGTAATCGTGGCACGCTATCGCGATTGAGCCACTACCCAAATGAGTGTCTAAAATTTTATCCCCTTGCTTAGCGTATTTGTCAAGAATCCATTTGTAAAGTTTATAAGGTTTTTCAGTTGGGTGGAATGTATTTTGTAAAATTAATTGCGCTCGGTTTATTTCAACTTGACGTGTAACCGTCTCGAATGAAGTCCAAGCCATTTCTCCGTCAGACATAGTTAAGTCATTTTGTCCTTTGTACCAAAAAATCCACGCTTTTGTTGGCTTCAAGAATTCAGTAAAATAATTCCCCCCCCCATATTATTTGATTTCTGCTAACCCTAAAAAGTTCGTCAAAATAATTTTTTTCAGGTATTGCTTTATCCCAATTTTTTCTTGAATGTTCTTTTCGATTATGTTTAGGGTTTTTATTAATACTTTTCTTTTGACCGTCAATTCCAATACCATACGGTGGGTCAACTATTGCTAAGTCGAAGTATTTGTCGGGATACCTTGACATCAATTCTATATTATCTTCGTTTGTTATTTTCATTATTCGTAATTTAAGGCTTTATTAATGGATTCTAAGCGATTATTTTCCGTCTTTAAGTCCAAGTTAACTAATTCTAATCTATACGCATTTTGGCGCAACGCTCGGTATTCTTGTTCGAGTTGATTCCAATAAACTTTACATTCTTGTAAATGTTCTAAAGTTTCTTCCATACTATCTATTAAGTCGGTTCTATTAGGGTTCTTCGCTTTTATTTCATTCAAACTTCCCTGAATCTTTAAGTAAGTGTGAGAAAGTAAAACTTGCGCTCGTAGTGTTGTGAAATCGTCCATTATTTTGCTTTAGCGTATTTTTTAATTAATGTGTTCCCGTGTTGTTCTTGCTCAAAGTAAACTAATTTTTCTTTATCGAAAAAGATTTCGTGTTTACCTATCTTCCCGTTTGAGCGCGGTTTAATCTTATTGAAGTACAATTCCGCTTTGTAAAACGTTGGGTCATCTCGGTGTACTGTTATCATACATTTTCCCGAATTAAACCATTCCGAACCACCCTTTAAGTCATAAGGAACGGGCGCGCTTCGTTTTCCGTTTTCCTTTTCCGTTAGCTTTGGGTGAATAATTGTATGTAAGTGTAAGTCGTTGTCTTCTGCGATTTGGTTTCGATACGGCAACACGAACTCTAAATATTGAGCATAACCACCGTAATCGTTGTAAGGGTGGTTTAAGTCCTTCCAAGAATCTATCGAAGCCGTTTCAAGTCCTTCGTCTTTTTTTAGTTGCACCGCGTAATCCCAAAACTCGATAGGTGTCATTTTCGCCTTAATATCGCTTCGCGTTAGTACCTTAAAATGATGCGTTATCCATTCGATAGCTTGTAAAATTTCATCATCCGTAATTACATTGTACGCACTTGGGTCGAAACTTTTACCTGTTTTCTTATTGATCAAGTCCGCGATAATTTCCACGTTCGAACCTACGTCAGGGAAATATACTAAATGTTTCCAACCATAAAAACGGCTTGTATTCATTAAACATTCCATAAGAACTTGAGTTTTACCCGACATCGGAAATCCCGTCCAATCCGTGCAATTTCCTAAACTCATCGAATAGTATTCGTCCATTCCTTCGAAGCCTAAGTATTTACCTTTTTCGTGGTAGTTATTTCTATATCGAAATAAATCGTCAATTACTTCGTGTGCTTTTGTTATCTTAAATCCTTTCATAGTTCGTTTTTAATTAGCGCCAACAAAATGTATTCTCGGCAGTTTGTTCTTTAGGTAGCCATTCGGACTTGAATCCACTCCAATTCCTTTCAACGCAATTCTTTAGTATAAAATTAGGACTATTTTCGTTTTTATTTACTTCGCGTATAAATCCGTTAAACGCGGTTTCGGTGTTTGTAGCCTTTTTAACCTTGCGTACTTGTATCCAATCTTTAACAAGTTGTTCCTCGAATCCAAAAGAAACCATCGAATCATAAAAATTGAATGTATTATTCTTTTCTTCTTTAATTTCTTTATATTCTTTAGTTGTTGCCCTTTGCCTGCCCTTTGTTTGCCCTTCTGCTTGCCCTTCCTTAGTATCTAAGCATTGCATTTTGTCCCATTTTACAAGGGTTATAGCCTGCCATTTGTTTGTCGCGTAGCGTGCCACTTCTTTAGACTTTTCTAATTTAGCCATTGCCGTTCTAACTTGCTTAACAGTAAGTCCCGTTTCTAAAGCTAAATTCTCCCAACTTGTTATTAAAGTTCCTGCTTCAACTTCTTGACCTTTCCACATCTTATTTTCGTAATTTACCGAAACAAGTAAATGAACTAATAAACGGGTTGCGCTATGGTCGCTATACCATTCCCAATTTTTTAACGACCTATGTAATTTAATCCAACCGCTCATCCTTTTACGGGTTTGATTTTTTCTAGAATACTAACAAATTGATAAAATTCTTCGTAGCTTAATTCGGCTTCTTGGCTATTAATTTCAATTACTACCTTTTTATCTTTTTCATTAACAGTAACAAAAATTTCGCAATTTTCAAAAACAATTTTTTGTTGTAAGTAAATCATAACTTAAATTTTTAATAAATAAAAAACCCCACTAACTTCGCAGGGTCTCACGTCCACGTCATTAGCAGGGTTAATAACTTCTTTATGTTCTATATTGTGAGACCGAACCATAGTACAAATATAACTATTTAATTCAAATTATGTTCTTCGTAAATAAAATTTATTTGGTATTCTCCTCTTCGCATTCGTTCCTGAATGTTCTCAAGGTCTTTTAATCCACCTGCGCTTTTAACGTCTAGGTACAAATCGTTTAATGATCGCGTTATTTTGTAATTATTCATTTCTGCGCGTAGGTGTTCCGTATCGTTAAAGAAGTGTCGGTCATTTATTGATTCCCACAAATTAGCGTTATTAAAAGCGTGTATACAAGTCGCGTGGTTAAGTCCTAACATTTCTCCGATTTCTATGTAACTGAATCCGTAATGTCTCATCAACTTAATTATGTAACCTCGTTGGTTAACGTACTTTCGTTTTCTGCTACGTTTGCGTAAATCGTTGTCTTCGATTAGTGTGGTAAATTTATTTTTTAGTTGCATTGATTTTAATTATTAAAGGTTTCCAAATATCCAATACCAAGATAGCGTGGTTAGTGTCGTAGGCTTGAACTATTGTTGTTCGTTGTTTGCGTTTTGATTTCGGGGTTTCCTGAAACCAATGTGTTATAGCGTATTCTTTCATTTTTTATTTTTATAATGTTACAATAATGGTTAAAATCGAAGTGTCCGTTTTTATGTATAGCACCACCGCCACTTACCCACCAACGAACTTGGTCTAGTAAATCAATATTCCCTTCTTGAGTTCTTTCCGTTGTCATAAGCGTTTTGTAATTTGGTGTTGTATTCTGCTTGTATAAATTCTTCGTGTAAATCCGAGTTTAACAAATCGTGGTAAATTTCCGTTGCGATCAACTGCAAGTCGTACTCGGTTAGCAAGTGTTCTAATTCGATTTCCAAGTCCGAACGGTAAGCAATAGCCGTGCAAATTGTTACTATTAAATCATTGTCTTCGTCTACTGATAATTCGAAGGTACATTCGCCTTCAAAGGTATCTGCGTAAAAGTACGCTAACGGGTAGTGAGTTTCTATTCTCATAAGATTATAAAATAAGCGATTAATAAAAGTGAAATAAAAAGCGTTCCGAATAGTAAAATAAAATCGCGTATCGCGATAAGCAATAATTTTCCTTCGTTGTCTAACTCGTTATAAAAGTCTCTAAATCGTTTCATTTTTTAAGTTTAAGCGTGTTAATAATATATCTATTGTGTTCCATTCTTTGAATGCGCTTTGCGTGTCATTGTCTAAATGGCCGAATGCGTTTTTACATTCTTCGTAAATGAATTTTAACTCCTGTTCGTAAGCTAAAATCTCGTTAATCATTTCTTGTTTTTCCATAGCGTTTTTTGTTTTTGTTCGTTAATAATCATACGCAAATATAAATACTAAGTTTCAATCCACCAAACTTTTGAACAAATTTTTTTCACTTTTCAATAATTTATAATGATTCTAAATAAGAAATAAGCGTATAAACTTACGGAAAGCCTAATAAAACAAGCCTATAAACGAAAAAAGGGGTATTACTACCCCCCCTAATTAAAAACGCTATGCGCAAACTTACAACGGAAATTTGAAACTATCGATATTCTTTACTATTAACTTATCAACTTCTTTGCATTCGATTTTAAGAATTCGACCGCCTAATGGCTTTGGTGGTGCGCCACGTTCAACGTGCCAACCGTATGCGCCTTCGCCGTATTCTTCTTTGTACGTTCCCGTTAACATTAAGTGGAGTTGCTTTTGTTTAATTGAGTAACCCGTTTTAGAATTGTGCTTAATTGTTTCCCTAACATCGTTACGTGAACTATTTTCGTGTATGTGCCCCATAGTGAACACGTCAAAGTCTTCGTACATTTCTAACGCTCTAGTAAGGTTTAATGCGCCTTTGGTAACTACACCACCTCCACCGCTTCCGTGGTAGTATTTTACCTTAGTTGTTATTTGCGCGTTGCTATGGAATGTTTGCCGAATAATTACCCAACCGCCATAACCGCCCGTTTGAACACTTGAACCACATTTATAGTTAAGTAGGTCTACAAACCTTTGGAGTAAGTCCGTTTCTTGATATTTTATTATTCCCGTTTCGTGGTTTCCGTAGCCTATTACCTTAATGATATCCGCGTAAGGTTTGAACCATTCCGAAGCCGTTTCTACAATCGAATCTAAATATCTTGCGTTGTTGTGTTCTTGCCTAATGTCCGATTTATTTCGGCGATTATCTCCGCGTCCTTGCATAAGGCAAAAGAAGTCCCCGTTTATAATTACGGGTATATTATTATCTTTACAAAAGTCTAAATGTTTTTTGAGTAGCTGCCTATCGCATTTAGGGTTATCCCAATGTAAGTCCGATAACATAGCTACGTGAACTTGTTTGCCTTCAAGTTGCAGTTCGTGGACGTTACGTCCGTGTTTAATTAAATTCATAACGTTAAATTTGCCCGAAATATCGGAAGAATAATCGAACTCGCGAAATAAAAGTAGAATTCAAGATAAATCTAAGAACGAATCCGAGTACAAAAGCAATCAAAACTACCCACCAATTTGTGCGGTATTTAACAACCTGAACGGCCTTCGCGGTCTTCCATTTTGTCTTACCTTCAATCCGAAGCGTTTTAATTCGTTCCTTATAAGCGATTCTTTCCTGAAATTTTGTTCTTGGAACATAAACGTTTCGAAAATTTATAATTGTGTCTTTAGTAGTTATAAACTTTTCCCAAATTATCGTGTCGTTTTTTATTACGGGGAACGAATCCAAAGTAGTTATCCGTATCGTGTCGCTATCGTTAACCACCTTTAGGCCGTGTTTAAGCGCTTTTTTGTAGTGGTATTGTGCTTTGCGTTCACTTGAACACGAAAACAGCGTTAAAACGCTTAAAATGACTATTAGATATTTCATAAACTTTGAAGCATTTTAATCATACGTGGACACGGGTAAATATCCGCTTTATCTTTTCTTACTGAGTTGTGGGTAAAGATTCCTTTTTTTCCGTCAAAGGCTGCTTTATCTAAACTCCAAATTTCCTTTCTATATTCTTTAGGTATGTCGTAAGTTTCGCAAAGGTACTCAACAAGTTGGCGCGTTGATTCTATTTGAGCGTCCGTGTATCTATACCAATGTTTGTAACCTTTGTAAGGTTCTTCTAATGTCGTAACGTAAGACGGATTAACAACCCCACCAACGTAGTTATAAAATTTGCCGTTTTTTTCTTTGAGCATTCCCCAATTACAAACTTCAATACCTACGCTTAATTTATTTAGGTTTTTATATTTCGAACCCATACGCGAAAAGTCTTCGGAATCAATACCCAAGTGCCACGCCCAATGCTTTGAAGAAAAACATTGTACGATCGTTCCATTTTCTCCTACCACGAATGCGGTTGCTATTTGCGATTCGTTGCTATTCCAAAAACGTGCAACTCCTTCAGCGTTTCCGTTCCCTGCGGTATGGTGTAAATATATTTGTGTTTTGTCGCTTGCTTCTTCGAAGAATTGACCTTTTTTTAGTCGGTGTTGGACTATCTTTTGAATGTCTAGTTTATTTGAACTCATCCCATTCTTGTTTTTTAGCCGTTATGAACTCTTTAAATGATTTTAGAACGTCTTTCTTTGTTACATCGTAATAACTTTCATTAATTGATTTTAACTCCGTGAAAACGCAGTAAAACGTAAAAGCCTTGGTTAACACTAAATCCACACTAACAAACAATCCGATTAAATCTTCTAGAACGTATTTCTCAAGGAAGAAAACGCAAACGATCGCACCAACGTAAAGTAAGGTTTTTGAAATCGTACGTGCGAAGCCACGTGATCGTAACGGCAACTTTAACTTTTTACTTCGCCATATCCCTGCGCATAAATCAACCCATATAAAAAGAATTGTAATTAATACCATTCCTTTAACAGGAGCAAGAATAGATAATAGCGAAATTAAAAGTAAAAGTAGTTTAGTTTTCATTGTGGTAATAGTTCAAAAGTTGAAACGTTATATACGTTCCATAACCTAAAGCAAATAGTTTGAAAAAAATATAGGGCGCTTCGAATAAGGCTATCAAAACACCCGTGTAAGATAGTATGTAATAAAGTAAAGAAAGTCCGCGTAAGTGGTTAATCATTTTCCGTCTTTTGTTCGTTTGCGATTTTATCTAAATACTGAATCAAAGGCAAAGCGTATTTAGTTGGCAACTCTTGTAAGTAAGCCAAAATTTCTTTTAATTGTTCTTCAGTTAAATTCATCTTTATTTAATTATAGTTACTCCGATTGCTTCCGCAACGTATTCATTTACTACGCTATTATCCGTTCCCCACGAATTAAATTCTTCCTCGGTCATTGTGTAATTTCCGTCTAATAAACATTCGTTGTTTTCGTTGAATAATTGCCAATAAGTTACGGCGGTTGTTGCGTTAGTTGCGAAGTTAAGAACCAATACATTCATTTGTGTTGCAGTTCCTTTTATCGCGATTGTAAGTGGTTGTATTTGTACCATTGTTATTTGTTTTATGCTGAAGTTATTGTTTCCCAAGTTGTCGTATAAACGCAAAGTTTATTTAGTGTCGTGTCAAAAACTACCAATCCTGCGGTAGGCGAAGCAATCGCGGTCTTTTGCGAAGTTGTCATTCGTGGTGGTAGAAAGCCTTTTGTTGTTGAATCTAAAGTTAAAACCGATGAAGCTATAAATGTAGGATATGAAGTAGTTGCACCAATAAACCCACTACCCGTATTATCAAACACTAAACGCATATTACCCTGTCCATCCGAAAGGATTATGTTATTTGAAAGGCTTGCAGATAAACCACTTATTTGTGAACCTAAGATTGTATTAAATGAACCGCTTGTTATTCCATTTCCTGATACTGTATTAAAATAAGAACCGATAAATGTATTATAACTTGCATTTGTGCCAAGTCCACTTTTTGTACCAACAAAAGTATTATTGCTTCCCGTTGTGTTATTTTGTCCTGCGGTAAAACCTACCCCAACATTCCAACTACCTGAAGTATTATTAGCAAACGCACCTTCTTGTATGCAAGTGTTATTCGTTCCACTAACTACAGCAGTCATAACATTTCTACCTATTGCTATATTTGAAGTACCTGTATTTGCAGTTGCATTTGAAAATGAACTATCTCCTATTCCTATATTATAGCTACCGCTGATGTTTCTACCTACCGAGTTACCAATAAATGTATTAAACGAACCGTTATTTGTTAGTCCTGATGAATTACCTACTATTGTATTATTTGCACCGTTTCCTGCTTGCATTGCCCGTCCACCTACGATAGTATTAAATCCTGAAGTTGTTATAGCATTGCCTGCGTTAAACCCAATAGCAACACCTGAAAAACTTGAACGAAGTGAAGCAAAGGCTTGAGAACCTAACGCTGTGTGTTCTTGTCCCGTTGTAATAGCTGCTAATGCATTTGTACCAACAGCTGTATTATTTGCTTGATTATTTAATCCTTTGCCAACCGTCATACCATTAACAATCATATCTGATTGAACCCTAGCAGTACCATTCACATCTAACTTAAATCCTGCGTCTGTTGTTGTTCCGATTCCTACATTTCCGTTAGCTTGAAAACGGCTTGAAGTTGTTCCTGCAATAGTCAAAGAAACACCGCCTAAAGTTAACGTTCTCGCGCCCGTTAGTGTTCCATCAGCGTTATAAATGTTTGAACCGCTTATTGTTAAATCACCGCTACCTAACAACGAGCTTCCGTTAATTGTTTTGATATTCGTTCCACTAACTAACGTAGCTTGTTTTGAATCTAACGCACCTTGTAAATCGGTTTGACTTGACAAAGTACCCGTAATTGAACCCCACGAAGCCGAAGCAGTTATAGCTAAATCACCTGAACCAAGCAACGAACTTCCGTTAATCGTCTTAATGTTAGTACCGCTTACTAATTCAGCTTGTAATCCACTTTGAGCGGCATTAATAATTTCTTCGCCTGTTATGCTTTTACTTGTATATCCGTCTGCGGTAGCTTCCGAAATTTCGAGTAAGTCCGTTGCTTCAAGATTAGCGCCCTTCGGGGTTAGTTCACTTATTTTTATCATTTTCTAATTTAATTAGAAGTTTTTTTAATTTAATTACGTTTGCCTTTTTAGGCGTGTATGGTTTCTTTATATTACCCATCCCATATAGTTTGAATCCGAGTTCGGGTAAATATCCGAGTTACTATTTGTGTAGTATTCGGGAAACGTATTACCACTAAAAGCCATATATTGAATAAACCGCTCGGTGTAGTTTTGCGCTAAGTATCTTTGTTTTTCTATTAAAAAGTCCACTTCGTTTTTGTCTACGTTAGAAGCGTTTTCGCTTGAGTGCTTAAAGATTCCTTTGTTCGCGATAGTGTAGGCCTGAAAAGGTAAAAACTCAACCATTGCCCAATGTATCAACATAGGTTTTAAGTAGGTTTCTACAAGGTCAAGATACGGGTTTATTAAAGTTCCTGCGACTATATCCGTTTTTATTTTGTTTAATAGTTCCGTTCCCGTGTACTGTTGAATGTGAATATCTTGAGCAACCTTTATCCATTGAATAAAAGTGTCCGTGTCCATATTTCCGTTGGTAGCGGTAAATCGAACTAAATCGTCTCGTGTTATTAATAATGCTTCTGCCATTATCTTGGGTTTATAAATCCTCGGTTCGGCATATCGATTGGACGAGTGCTTACGAGTGCATTGTTTTTAATTTTGTAACCAAATTTCTCCGCTTTTTTTACGGCTATTTGTTTCGCCTTAGGACTATTAACGTCTATTCCAAAGCGTGAATCGAATTGAGCGTAAACTTGTTTATTCCAACGGTGGTGGCAATTAGCACCCCCTTTGTATAGCCAAATATCGTAAGTTAATGCGCCTTCTTTACCGAATCCGATTGTACGGCCTTCTGCGTTTGTGTAAAACCCGTTAACTACGCTTTTACTCATTCGTAAAATATCTTCTTTGCGGTAAATCTTCTTTGCGCTTTTCATTAACTTACAAAACGGACGTGTCTTACCACTTTTACCGCCGTCTTCGCCTTCGTAAACATATCTAGTAATAAACTTAACTCCTTCGATAACTTCGTCTTGTTCGGACTTAGCGTTCGGGAAAGCCATTCCTGTATTTACCAATTCTACCAAACGTGAGAATAAACTTTTTTCGCCTTTAAGTGCGTTATTTTCTTCTTCGTCCGTGTCGTAGTCTACGGGTGCTTCGTCTATTAATAACCAATCTTCTTGGGGTTGTTCTCCGAATTCTTGTAAGGCTAACGCGATTTGTTCTTCTACGCTTTGGGACTTTAATTCCGTTGCATCCGCGCCCGTTTCCTCGGTTACTTGTTCTTCCGTTTGCGCGTTTTCTAAGTCCGTAAATTCAAGCGGTTTTAACGTTCTAAAGAATAGTTTTAAGGCGATTCCGTTATAAGCTAACACTTTATCAAACGCTTCTAAGATTTCGTCTTGAAACGGCTTAATAATCATATTGTTAAACAATATAAACGAATTTTGCAACTCATCCGCGTTACTTGAAAACCCGTTAGCCGAAGCAATCCCGAAAAGTAAAGGTGAAGTAACGTTATGACCAAGCATTATTTTACGTAAACATTCTTCGCTTAGGTAGGTATAATGGTCGGGTGCGTCGTTTAATGGAATATCGTCAACCGTTGTTTTTGATTCTTGGTTAGCATTAAACGCAACTATTACTTTTTGTCCTTTAGAACCTGTTAAACGGCTTAAAACTTTTTGAGAAATTAAGTCTTGTTGTTCTTCCGAAGGAACTCCGTTGTTAAAGTTTACGACTTTCGTTCCGCTGAATCCGTTTTGAACTTCATTTATTAAATAGTCGCTTACTTCTTCTTCAAGAACTGCGTAAGGTATAGCGCCTTGGTAGTCGGGATAAGCATAGTACTTCATACCAACCCCGTAAGGCTTAACGAATAAGATTTCGATTTTTTCTTTTGAATGTCCGAACGCGGGAATCCGCATAGGTGGGAACTTACGTACTTCCTTCCAATTATCCGAGTAAAAATACCCCGTTATTTCGCCTTTGTCGTTGCATTTTTCCGCACGTAATAGGTTTACGGGCATATGGTAAGCCTTTAGAATTTTATCGTGTTTATCGTTGTAATGAATCTGCATAGCAAACTGACCGAATAACTTACGATCAAAAACCATTTTACGAACGCAATCCGAACTAAACAAGGTCATCATTTGCGCGTATTCGTTAGGTTTACGCGAAGCGTCTAAGGCGCTTAACCCTTTTCCGTAAATCAACCGAGAAACGTTGTTTATAATCGCGCTATTTGTTGTTGATTTGGTGTATCTATCTATTAAATAGTCGAAGTAATCGTTATCTTCACCCCAACCAACCCACGCATCGCGGGAGTTTTCTTGAAGTACGGGTTGTTTATATTCCGCTAATTGTAAAACGTGGACGTTCTTACTCATACATTATAAAGTCATTAGTTGTTTGGTTGCTTATGTATTGGCCGTCGTTAACCGAGAACGTGTCTATTGGTTGGTTAGTGCAAAACATACGTTCTTTTAATAGTAGGTTTCCGCTTCCGTCTTTAATTACTACCCAATAAAATTGATTTTCTTCCGTGGGTAAAACTCCGCTAAAGTTGTAAACGTAATCCCCTGCGGTAAACGTTCCTGCAACTACTTGAGTTACGTTTGTGTTTTCGCCTGTTAACTCCAACGTTACGGGTGTTCCGTATCGTGGAATAAAGTTAAAGGTTTGGCTTACGTTAGTTTCGTTAACTACTATCATATTTATATAACTATTAATCTTACTTTTTGTGCATAAAAAAAGGGGTGTCGCCACCCCCTTAACGTTATGAAACAAAGTTCTTATGAATTAATTACGTTACCTGCAGTAATACCAAGTAAAGAAACTAATTGCGCTTCGGTTGTACAATCTAACCAATTCGCAGGTACGGCTTCTTGACCCGTGAAAGTCAAAGAATAACCCGTCATATCACCTAACGCAGTTCCGTTAGATATAGTTCCTGCAGTTACGTCCATACCTCTTACTAAACCTGCAATAAAGAAATCGTTGTTATTTGTTTCAACAATGATATTCGGTCTTCCGTAAGCAAGTAATTTAATTTGCTTGTGTGTAATTTGGTCTTGTTTTTTCAACTGAATTGAAAGCACTTGTTCGAAAAAAGTAGTTCCGTTTTCGCGTGAACTTGTAATTGTAGTTTCGAACGAGTTTGTACCCTTAAGTTCGAATTTGTAAATATCGGTTGAAGGCAATAAAGTAATACCTGTAATTACATCGGTGTAATCTACCGCAGGGTCGTAAGTAACGTCCGCTTGTGGATCGTATGCACCATAATTAATTATGTAAATGTTTCTTAAACCACCTACAACGTCCTTACAAACTTCTAACCTTCCGTGTGAAATATCGCAGCTCATTTTATTTTATTTTTTTAATGTTTAACAAAAAAAAGGGTGGCAGTTTGATTCCACCACCCTTCAATATAGTGGTTAGTTATTATCCGTAAATTACGATATCCTCAATAACTCCGTATTGCGCACCTGCAGCCATTCGCATAACTACACGAACGTTATCATCTCCTAAAGTTGCTGAAGTGTCAATTACTCTAACTTCTTGAGTGTCGCTCAATAAAGAACAACCGAAGTAAAGGTTAGAAGTAGTCGTAATCATCATAGCATCAGCAGGCAAACCATTCGCCATAAAGATTGGCAATCCGTTGAAAGACAAAGCGCCGTTAGTATACCACATTGAACCTTGGTTGTTATAACCCGCGTTAGCAAGTGAACCCGCACCCGCAGCACCAAAACCACCTAATGCAGCAACGTATGCTTTAGCAACGTTTTGAGAAACGTAAATTTTCAAATCAGGCTTTCCGTAAAGAGCGGCAGGTATAGCGTCATAAGCTAATTGCATTTGTGCAATAACGTTAGCAGAAGTAATAGCAACTGAAGGAATCAATTGACCTGCAGGAAGGTTAGGGTCAACCAATGCAGTAGAATAAAGTCCGTCAAATTGTCCACTTGTAGCAGAAGAACCTTGCCAAATAGAAACCTCGTTAGCAGCCGCAACTTTTTCAGCAGCGTAAGCTATTAAATAATCAGCAAAAGACTTAGGCAAAGTGTCGAAAGAAGAATAACCCATTTCGATTGATTGCCAAGTTGAGTGGAATTGAGACTTACAAAATGTAAGGTTTACTTGTAGGTCTTTTACTTCTAATACGCGCTCGGTTAAATCTACGGTAGACGTTGGAGTAAAGTCGCAAGTAGCGTCTTTAAGAATGTCGTTAGATTCTACTCGTTGAATAACGGCTTTGTATTTTACGTTAGGCATAACGGTTACACCGCCACCTTCGATAGTTGGTGCGCTTAATAAAGCGGCTGAAACATACTTACCTGCCCATTGGCCTGCGTAAGATGTAGTAATGTTAGTGTTAGTTGGCATTTTTTTTTAATTTAATTATTTATACATTTTGTTTAGTACGGAATCAATAATCCCGCGTGGTGCTTTAGAACCGATTTTGTTAAATTCGATTTTAGCTTCGTTTTCAGGGTTAAAGGCGATCGGCTCGGGTGTTTCGCTAAGTTCGGTCTTTTCTTCTAAGACTTCGTCAACTTTGGAAAGTTTAGCTAGTTCAACTTTTAACGCTTCGTTTTCTTCTTTAAGTTTTTCCATTTCGCTAAAGAATGTTTCTTTAACGATGGATTCGATTGTTTTTTTAGGAGTAGATACGGGTGCGCTCATTTCTTCTTCGGGCATAGGCTCGGTAGTTTCCTCTTTCACTTCTTCTTCAACTTCCTCTACTTCTTCTTCCTTTTCTTTAACCTCGGAAATAATACCTTCTTCAACAATAACTAAAATTCGTCCGTCTTCTAATTCGTATTCTCCAACGGGAACAGCTATCTTTTGTTCGTCTTCAGTTACGACAAAAACCTCTTTTCCTGCTTCGAACGAATCCGCTTCGATTTTGGTTACTCCGTCGCCCATAAGCATTTGCTCTAACTTAATTTCGTTAGATAACAACGCCTTGATTTTTTCTAATAGTGTGCTATTTTTCATTTGTGTTTATTTATAATTTATTATTAAAAAACATCGTTAGGCTTCTTATAACCATCTAAAGCCTTAACTAATTCTTTTCCGTTTTGTATTTCTTTTCTTAATGCAACAACTTCGGGTACATTGTTTATTTCTAACCCTAATTGCTTTGCAGCCTTTTCAAAATCAGCAAGTCTTGCAGGCGCTTCATTGTTCGCCCATTTGTAAATCGCATTTCTTTCATTCATTAATGCCGTGTATGCTTTATTTGCTTCAGCTACTTTTTGCTCAAAAACATTTGCTACTTTATCGGCTGAACCTTCCGAACCTTTTATAATTTTTATAGCTTCTAATAAATCTTTAATTGAAGCCAACTCGACTTCGTGTGTACCTAACTCAACTTTTTTAGCTTGGATTTCATCAGCCTTGTTGATTTTGTCTAAAATTGTTTTCATATTATTATAATTAAGGTTAAAAAGTTTTGTTGCATTTTTAGTTACCGCCCGTTCCCGAATTTGTCGTGGTATGGGTTGTTGGAACGTTAGTAGTTCCGCTTCCTTGTGTTTGGTCGTAAGTGCTTCCGATTCCTTGGTTTTGTAAATCTCCGTTGCAGCATTTACGGTGGTAGTTTCCGTCTTTACATAAGCAACCACGTTTACCACCCCTTGGACTGCTACGCTTTTCGTTTCCTAAATTTTTCATCCTTGACCGCGATTTAGTTTTTTATAATTCTTTGACGTTTTTAATTGGCTCGTTTTAGATTTAGCGTGTACATTTGGGCGCTTAATCTTCGGCTTTTGAACGTGGTTAGAAGTTGCAACTTGTTTAGCCATTTAATTAATCTATATTTGGCGCTTGAATTTTAACAAAAGAATTGTAATTATTTTTCCAAGTATTAAAAGAATTTAAGTTTAATGCTTTTACTTTTTCAATAGTAGCATATTTTTCTTTTAAGGCTGTTTTTGGGTCTAATCCTAATTCTTTTATTTGCGCTTCTATTTTAGCAATAGTTTCTTTTGAATTTTCTATATTTTCGATATATTTATTTAATAATGTAAACGCTTTTTTAGCTTCTTCTTGAGCCTTTAATAAACTTGGCTTAATCAATTTATCCACATTAACAAACTCACTC